GTAGGACTTAAAGTTTTCCGTGAAGACTTGTTTATCTTTTGTGAAAATAGAATATTTAAAATATCAGGTACATCTAGTACTAACTTTGCTGTTGTACCTGTTACACGTAACATTGGTTGCGTTAACGGAGATACAATACAAGAGTTTGCTGGTGACTTAATTTTCTTAGGCCCAGATGGATTACGAACTATTGCTGGTACTGCAAGAATTGGTGACGTTGAGCTAGGTACAATTAGTTCTAATGTACAATCTTTGTTTAGAGATAATCTTAATGACTCAGGAGCTTTTACTTCTTTAGTTATACCTGATAAAACACAATACAGAATTTTCTTTTCTAAAGACGGTGGTGCAGAAAAAGGTACAATAGGTGTTATTTGTGTTCTTAAAGGACAAACATTTGAGTTTTCTCAGATGAAAGGCATTAAGCCTGCTTGTACAGATAGCGTAGTAGAATCAGGAAATGTTATACCTATACACGGAAGTTTTGATGGATTTGTACATAGACAAGATCAAGGTAATACTTTTAACGGCACACTAGTAGAAGCTAAATATCGCAGCCCAGATTTAACCTTTGGAGATCCGGGTATAAGAAAACACATGCAAAGGGTAAATATTAACTACGCACCTGAATCAACTATTGACGCAGATATGTTTGTACGGTATGATTACGAATCCCAAGATTCTTCAAGACCAGCAGCGTATCCTCTAGATTCAACTGACGTTGCAGGTACTTACGGTGCAGTGTCAATTTATGGTGGGGCTACATACGGTGGTCCTTCACAGCCTATTGTAAGAAAATCAGTAGAAGGTTCAGGCTTTGCCGTAGCATTAAGAGTAGAAGATGGAGCTAATGCAACAGGTCCGTATTCATTAAAAGGATTTCAAATGGAATTTCAATTAGGGGCTAGAAGATAATGGGTGCAACCTATACAAGACAATCGGATTATGCAGATGGGGACACTATCAATGCAGCGGATACTAACGATGAGTTTGACCAACTCTTAGCTGCATTTACGGCTAGTTCAGGACACACTCACGATGGTACTGCAGGCGAAGGTGGACCAGTAACTAAACTATTAGGTAACACACTTACCTTTGGTGCAGGTACTTCAGGCACAGATATTACTATTACCTTTGACGGTGAAAGTGCTGACGGTGTATTGAAATGGATGGAAGACGAAGACTACTTTGAGTTCTCTGACGACATACTTATTGCTCTTGCTGAGAAACTACAGTTTCGTGATACAGCAATCTACATTAACTCGTCTACTAATGGACAACTAGATATTGTAGCAGACGTTGAAGTACAAATAGTTGCACCTGCTGTAGATATAAATGGTGCAGTAGATGTTAGTGGGGCAATAGTTGCAGCTTCTTTAGACATTTCAGGAAACATAGACGTTGATGGCATTACAAACCTAGACGTAGTTGACATTGACGGTGCAGTTAATATTGCTGCTGACCTCACTATTGCCTCTACAAACAAAATACTTTTTAACGATGCTAGTCAATTTATTCACGGTTCTAGTGCAACAGTTTTATCTATTGCAGCAACAGACGAGATTGATTTAACTGCTACAGCTATAGACATAAATGGTACAGTAGATCTGTCTAGTACATTAGCTACTGGAGGTTTATATACTGCAGGTGCAGGTATTACTTCTACTGCTGCAGCTAACACATTAGGTGCTACATCATTTAGTGACGCTGACATTACTAATGTAGGAGGCATCGCACTAGACACTATTACTAATGATGGAACAGACATCACACTAGATTCTAGTGGAGATATTATTCTTGATGCAGGTGGCAATAATGTAACTGTTAAATCTGGTGGAACATCTATATTTGATGTAGTTAATGGTTCTGGTGATGTTGATTTAATAGTAAAAACTGCTGATAAAAACCTAGCCATTAAAGGTACAGATGGTGCAAGTGCAATTACTGCACTAGACATTGATATGGCACTTAATGGTAAAGCTACATTTAGTGGTGACGTTGTTGTAACAGGTGATCTAACTATATCAGGTGATGATTTAGTTATGGGTACTAACACAGACAGTATGCTTCTTATTGCAGATGGCACTAATTTTAATCCTACTGCTGTATCTTCTTTAACTGAAATATCAACTGCTGCTAATGATGATGTCTTTTTAGCTATTGATACATCTGGTGGTGGACTTAAAAAAATTACTAGAAGTACTGTTCTTGCTGGTACTGGTTCAAGTGATGATCTGGCTAACGTAGTAGAAGATACAACACCACAATTAGGCGGCAACCTAGATGTTTTAGCTCGTACTATTATAACGTCTACATCTAATGGTAATATTGGCATAACACCTAACGGGACAGGTACAGTTGTAGTAAGAGGTAACACCAACTCAGGTGCTATAGTATTTAACTGTGAAAGTAATAGTCACGGACAAAAAGTATTTGCACAACCTCACTCAGCAAGTGTAACTAATACTCTTATGTTACCTGCAGGGGCTAACTCAACACTAGTATCACTTGTATCTGCAGACACATTAACTAACAAGACATTAACATCTCCTAAAATTAATGAAAATGTAGCAGTTACCTCAACAGCTTCAGAGTTAAACGTACTAGATGGTATTACTGCAGTGGTAGGAGAACTTAATGCACTTGATATAGGTTCAACTGCAGTAGGTACAGCAGTAGCTTCTAAAGCAGTTATACTTGATTCTAATAAAGACTATACAGGCGTACGTAACTTTACAATATCAGGCAATTTATCTGTAGCAGGTACAACTACTACAGTTGATACTGTTACAATGGAAGCAGAAAATGCTATTGTCTTTGAAGGTGCAACAGCAGATGCCCACGAAACCACACTAACGATTATAGATCCTACAGCAGATAGGACTATTAATCTACCTAATCAAAGTGGTACAGTTCCTGTATTAGCTGCAGCAAGTAATACTGCTGTTACATCTACACCTGAAGAGTTAAACGCACTAGACGGTATAACAGCCGTTGTTGGTGAGTTAAATGCATTAGACATAGGTAGTACAGCCGTAGGTACAGCCGTTGCAAGTAAAGCAGTTATACTAGACTCTAATAAAGATTACACAGGTATTCGTAACTTAACAATTACAGGTGAGCTAGATGCAGCTACCCTAGATATTAGTGGGGCTATTGATGTAGCTGGTACTGCTAACCTAGACGTTGTAGATGTAGATGGTGCAGTAAACTTTGCAGCAGACGTAACCTTTGCAGATGGTGCAGATATTATTACTGCTTCAGCAGGTACATCTAACTTTAGAGCAGGTGTCAACGCAGGTAACTCAATAGCATCTGGCGGTAACTACAACGTGGCTGTGGGCGATGAGGCTGGCACGGCTTTGACTACGGGTGACGGTAATGTTGCTGTGGGCTTTGATGCCCTAAAAACTGAAGATGCAAATGGCTTTAATACAGCCATTGGTTTTGAAGCTCTTAAAACATTGAATGCAGGAGCAGACGCAGGTAATACCGCAGTAGGCTATCAAGCAGGGGTAGACTTAACAACAGGGGTTCAGAACGTAATTATAGGTTACGTTGCAGGGCCAGACCTTACTGATGCAGACTTTAATGTTGCTGTAGGTGTAGGTGCGTTATTTAATGACCACAAGGGTAACAAGTCTACGGCTATTGGGCATAACGCCTTGGTTACTCAAGACTTTGCAACTTCCACAGATACCTTTAATACCGCTGTAGGCTATGCCGCAGGTGGTGGAGTTACCACAGGGGTTAACAACACCCTTATCGGTGCGCTTGCAGGAGATGCAAACACCACAGGTGAAAGAAATACCTCAGTAGGTACCTCGTCTTTAACAACAAATACAACAGGTACTGGAAACTCAGCTTTTGGTTTCAAGTCTTTAGAAAACAGCACCACCGCTTCTAACAATACAGCATTTGGTCAAGATACTCTTAGAGCAACTACCACTGGTGCAAGTAATGTAGCTATTGGTATAGACGCTATGGATGCAAACACAACAGGGGCAGACAATGTTGCCGTTGGTAGAGATGCATTAGGAGCCAATACCACAGCGGCTAGTAATGTTGCTGTTGGAAGAACTGCTCTAGGAGCAAACACCACAGGGGCTTCAAACATAGCAATAGGTTCTTTAGCATTAGACGCTAATACTACAGGTTCTTTTAATACAGCGTTGGGCGATAGAGCTTTAACTACTAATACTACAGCAGGTGGAAATGTAGGAATTGGTGCAGATTCATTGTTTGCAAACACCACAGGAGCAGGTAATACTGCTATAGGTGCTGATTCACTAAAAGCAAACACTACTGCTGCTAATAATACAGCAGTTGGTAAGGCAGCTTTAGGAGCAAACACTACAGGTGATAGAAACGTAGCAGTTGGTGC